ATCCTGGGTGGGGCATTGCTTTCTGCCATCCATGGTGTTACAGTAGAGAATACTTTGTATCAAGATGGTGAACAAGCAAACACTTTCAAAGCTTTTGACAGCACCCAAGAAGAAGAAACTTATTCAATGGTTACTGCCAATCGTTTTTGGTCGCAAATTTTCGGTATTGCGTTTAGTAATAAGCGTTGGTTGCATTTTTTCATGCTGTTTGTTCCTGTCATGGGTCTTTGGACTTCCTCTATCGGGATCATCGGACTGGCACTCAACCTTCGTGCATATGATTTCGTAAGTCAGGAAGTTAGAGCAGCAGAAGATCCAGAATTCGAGACGTTCTACACCAAGAACATTCTCCTGAACGAAGGTCTTCGTGCCTGGTTGGCACCAGTAGACCAACCACATGAAAACTTTGTTTTTCCTGAGGAAGTTCTTCCTAGAGGCAATGCTCTCTGACGATATGCCTTACAAGTTGAGGGAAATTGTTCAAGACACTTTCCCCAACTTATTCCGTCCACAAAAAGACTGGAAACCTCCGTCAGAGTATCAAAACAAACAAAATAAAAACAAAGAAGAACCTCATAGATAGTGTAGTTTCATACACAAATATGAAGTTCTTTTTTGCTTTTCTTGCTACACTCTTTCTTGCTGCACCTGCTTGGGCTGTAGATGTTCAGATGGGATCAGGTGGTAACTTGATTTTTGACCCAGCGGATGTTACAATCTCAGCAGGTGAATCAGTTCACTTTATAAACAACATGCTTCCTCCACATAACGTGGTAGTGGAAGATCACCCAGAAATTTCTCACGAAGCACTCGCTATGATGCCAGGTGAAGAGTTTGATGTCACCTTTACAGAAGCAGGTGACTACACATACTGGTGTGGTCCTCACAAGGGGGCAGGTATGATTGGTACAGTACACGTAAACTAATGAAAATTTTTCTTGACACCGCTGACACTCTTGCTATTGAACGATATTCTGACACTGGATTGATCGATGGTGTCACTACTAATCCTACTTTGATTATGAAGAGTGGTAGAGATCCTAGAGATGTCTACCACCACATCAAAGATATTGGTATTCAAGATATTAGTATGGAAGTCATGGGTGACTTCGACCAAATGTATGCTGAGGGATATAAACTCGCAAAAGAATTTGGTGATGTTGCTACGATCAAACTTCCTTGTACCCGTGAGGGTCTTCATGTGTGCAAAGCTCTTTCTGGTGAAGGCATCAGGATCAACGTCACACTGATCTTCAGTGCCGCTCAGGCAGTCCTTGCGGCAAAGGCTGGTGCAACCTATGTCTCGCCCTTTGTAGGACGCCTAGACGACCAGTCAGTGGCAGGTCTGGAGGTTGTACGATCGATCTCTGAACTCTATCGTATCCATCGTATGGAAACTCAGGTTCTTGCTGCATCTATCCGCAGTGTTCAACGTGCGGTTCGTTCTTGGTACAATGGTGCTGAGATCTGCACGTTGCCACCTAAAGTGTTTGATCAGATGTATGATCACATCCTTACCGACAAAGGAATGGAGATCTTCAAAGATGATTGGGCAGCTGCTGGACAAGTCTGATTCTATGTGATATACTAAGGGTCTTCGGACCCTTTTTTTTATGTCTTTCAATACAAGAATTCTAGATCCAGAAAAGTGTGAAGAGTTTCTGGATAAAGCACGTAAGGTTGGTGTGAAAGCTGATCCTGCTAATCGTTTCCTTTATCTTGCAGAAGATGGAAAGGATGAAGATTATCCTATGGAGAAACAGTTCTACCAATATTTCTTCAAGACTTTCTCTGAGAATGAGTTCTATCGTAACGCTGTTCTTCCTCAGAAAACATCTGTACCTGCTGTTTACTTCTCTAATCAAGAGTATGGTCAAGAGTGGAAGTTTCATCGTGATGATTTTGATCAAGATGATATGACTCGCGAATACAGTGTTATTTTATCTCTTTCCAATCCTGAGGATTATGAAGGTGGTGAGATGATTGTAGTCAATGCAGGTATGGAGTCTACTGTCAAACTTCCAAAAGGATTCATGGCAATCTTTCCTGCAGAAAGTTACGTCAAATTTGAAGACGTTACATCGGGCGAGCGTGTAATTTGTCGTTGGGCAACTGAGGTTGGACTCAAGAATCATACTGAGTTTGAAATCAATCTGAGGTATCAGCAATTGTTCAATGCATTCCAAGGTAATTTGTCTCCTCAAGCAGAAGAGATGTTCTTTATCGCGAACAATATGCTTGCGAATCATTTTATGAAAAAAGTTGACTAAATATTCTCACGTCTACTATTGACTACACCAGTTTGGTGTGATACGATACTCAAAACCTCAGGAGGCATCCCAGCAGACCATGGATAAAGATTCTCTTATCAAGGAACTTCTGTTCAATCTGTTTGAATATACTGACGCTGACCCTGAGTTACTAGATGCTCAATATAGGGACGGCACCTATAATAACTGGAGTATCGAAGATCTCCAGTGGAAACTCGCACTTATTCAAGAAACAGTAGCAAATGAGCTTTATAGTTTACAGTAAAGACGGGTGCCCATACTGCACCAAAGTTGTTCAACTGCTTCAACTCTCTGAGATGAGGCACGTTGAATATAAATTAGAAAGAGACTTCACCAAAAACGAATTTATTGAAGAGTTTGGAGCAGGATCTACATTTCCACAAGTTGTTGTTGATGACACTCGAATCGGGGGATGTACTGAAACTGTGAAGTATCTAAAGGAACGCAAAATCATTTAGTCCAATGGATGAACTTCTTTATCTTATCGAACGATCTATCGATGAAGCATTTGAACATGACAAGTATCTTGTCAACATGTATTCTATGCTCAAACACTACAAATTAACTGGAGTAAAGACTAGAGAAGTTTTAGGATCAACCACATTTTCACATATTCAATCTCTAATCAATGACCTTGATGAGTACATTCAAGGTGGTCAAGACAGAGAACACAAAATGCTTAGAGAAGCATATGGACATCTTCCTAAACCTCACGCCAGAAAAATTAGAAAGTATCTAAATCAACTCGTTGAAGACACCACTCGTTATGAGCAAGAAAGGAAACCAGGAAGGAAAAAAGGATCAAAAAACAGGAAGTCCAGGTATACATCTAAATAAAGGTGTAGAGATCATGATCTCATCTAACAGGGAGGAAGAACCAGAAGAAGACACAACAGTATTTTCTTTCAAGCAAACGGTTACTCTTTTTTCCAGAAGGTTCACTGTTTTGTTTGGAATGGACAAGATAGAGTAACCTGGAGAGGGATCATGGAAGTCACATTAGTTTCGACGGTACTGGTATTTTCAGTATTGATCACAATCGGAGGATTTTTATTGGGAGGTGTGTTAGGATGGGTTGGACACAACTATTATCTGGAACACTTCGCGATGAAGCAATCATTCCAAGCGAACCACCCAGAATTTTATGATTCTGAAGGAAAGATTATTCCAAATCAACTTCTTACTGTTAGGTTTGAATCTGAGGACGAATACTTTGAAGACTGATTACATTTGAGGTAAATTACAATGACTACAAAAACAAGGAAAGAATTACCCTTGGCTGAATTGCTTATTACAGAAGTCTTGCAAAAGGTTTCTAATGCAAAAACAAAAAAGGAGAAGGTAGAACTTTTACAGAGGTACAACAGTGATGCTCTGAGATCAATTCTTATTTGGAATTTTGATGAGAGTCTCACAAGTGCTATACCTGAAGGAGAAGTCCCTTATACTCCTAATGAAGCACCTGTAGGTACAGATCACACTCGTCTCTTCAAAGAGTTCAAAGGTCTGTACCGCTTTATTGTGGGGGGAGAACCAAAACTGAACAGGATTCGTAGAGAAACTTTGTTCATTCAATTGCTTGAGAATCTTCACAAGGATGAAGCAGAATTGATCTGTCTTGTCAAAGATAAAGCACTTCAAGATAAGTATCGTGTCACTAAGGCAGTTGTCTCCGAAGCATTCCCTCAGATTCAGTGGGATAGGAGGAAGAAATGAAATCTATTTCGCTGGATGAATACAAGAGTGCAGGCGAAGAGTTTTGGCCTAAGTACTGGTATGTTGCCAAAGAACTGGGTGAAGATGCTAAGTCAGAGGACATTCTCAAGGTAATGGAGTCTCTTGCTGGGGTTGCAATGAAAAAAAGAGTTGAAAGTAAACTTGCCCCATTTGGATTCAACAAGAAAACTGATGAGGTAGAGGAAGATGGCAACTAAAAAAGCACCACCACTTGTATATGAAGTTCTTGAAAAAGTATCAAGAGCAAGAAAAACTGAAACTAAAGTTTCAAATTTGCAAAAGTACGATACATCTGCACTTCGTACTATTTTGATTCTGAATTTTCATCCAGACATGAAGTTTGCCGAATTTCCTGAGGCAAACTATATGGAAATGGAAAATCCCCCTTCCAACCTTTATGATGAGTATCTAAAAATTGGATATTTGACTGAGGGTGGAGGAAAAATGAAGGGAACAACCGAACAGGTGCGACAAGCATACGTCAAATTGTTATCATCTATTCATAAATCGGACGCAGAGGTTGTCATTCTCGCAGGACAAGGTAAACTGGAAGAGAAATATAATATCTCAAAGGAGATTGCTGAAAGTGCCTTCCCTGACATTGACTGGACCTAATGCGATGAAGCACGTACTTTTCACGCTGTATGACTGTGATGAATTTCTTCTTGATGATGAAGAATTTATTCGTATTATTTTAGGTGAAGCAACCAGAAAAATGGGTGCAACTCATCTGAATACTGTTACTCACAAGTTTCAACCTCAGGGTGTAACAGCAGTCACCCTTCTTGCTGAGTCGCATATGTCAATTCACACTTGGCCAGAGAAACAGATGGCAGTCTGTGATGTCTTTACCTGTGGTGTATCTAATCCTAAGAAAGGTGCCATTCACCTTGGAAGGAAACTAAAGGCAAGAGACTTTACCGCTACTGTGATGGACAGATCACCCGCCCGTATCGAATTTCAAGTTTGAATCCAAAAATCGGCGGAAAAAAATTCCGCCAAATTTTTGCCTGTAGGGTTTTGTATCAAATGTTACCATTGCAATCCCCTAAATAATATGGTATAATTACCATACGTTCATCCCACTCTCGGGTGGGACGCAAGTAAGTCGCGGAACGGAGCGTTCACCCCATGTTTGAATTGCTTTTGTATGCATCAATATCTTGTCCAGATGCTGATGCATTGCTGTTCAGGATCAAGAAAAACAAGATGGATCTACCACCTAAAGTGGTAGTAGAATTAGTAGAAACCGTAAAGGAATCTGTGCCAGAATGTTTTTGGGGCGCAAACGACTGAAGGAACGGGAGTTTATTCACCCTAACTCTTTCAGTACAATGAACACACTTACTCTCATCAAAAAGCAGATCGAAAAGGCTAACGCACTTCATGATGCACAAATCTCTCACACTGCATATCGCGGCGTGAAGTTTGAGTGCAAGCATGGCGTTGCTGACGAAGTACATGGTACATTCTGCTATCGCGGTCACACCTACAATAAGTGAGGTGAGACATGCTGAAGGTCAAATTTCTATATGACCTTCCAGTATACGATCCAGAAAAACACGATCCAGATAAAGTCTTTGGATTTTTGACCTATCGTGGTGTACATTATGCCAAGTGGGTTGATCTAAAATCCAGAGGCAAGCAAAACTGGAAAGTCGAAAGATGAGGGGTTTACACCCCTCTTTTTTTGTGTTATCATAGGAACACCTTACCATAAATAAATGGATAGAGAGAAACTCAAACTAATCGTCAAGAACCTCAAGTCTCTCACAAATGCGTTAGAAAGTGAGGTTTATTCAGACCCTGAAGCATACAAAATTCAGTTGCAGCAAGGTGGACCAAAATTCGGATTCAACTATGACGAAGGAGATGATGATGGATACCCAGACTGACTGGAGATACAGTGATGAACGTATGATTCTTCGTGCAGAAGTTTTTCTTGCCTTGAGAAAGAAGTATTTCGATTTGAGGCATCAAAAGTATATGTATGAATTCTGCCATGACTGGGTATCTCAGGGCAATAAGACCACGGAAGGTGCTGAAGAAGCATTTCTCCAATACCTAGAAGAAATAAAATGAGATTCAAAGACACCATCAAAGCAGCAAAGAAAGCAATCAAACTTGCAGAAAAGAACCCGATGCTGTATACTGATGAAGAGATCCACTACATGAAATTGCAACTTCGTGTAGCAAAGGAAGGTCTCAAGCGTAAACGTGAACTGATGAGTAAAGGATTTAAGAATGAAGCAACAAAATGGATCAGTACGCCTGATATCAGTGACTCCAGAAGCGGAGAAGACGATGGGGTACGTAGCGAGAGTGAGCAACCCATCGAATCAGGAGAACCCGAAGGTAGCGGGACTTCTGAAGTATTGCATTGAACATGGTCACTGGTCTGTCTTTGAGCAGGCATTCATGACCCTTGAGATTGAGACTACCAGGGGACTGGCAGCTCAAATACTGCGCCACCGTTCATTTACATATCAAGAATTTTCACAACGCTATGCTGACAGCTCTTTACTTGGGGACACTATTCCTGTCCCTGATCTACGTCGCCAAGACACTAAAAACAGACAAAACTCAATCGATGACATTGATCCCTTTACCCGTCAGGAATTCGAGATCAAGATCAGGCGACACTTCGATGAGGGAATGAAACTCTATAAAGAGATGCTTGATGCACAAATTGCAAAAGAATGTGCTCGTTTTGTGCTTCCTCTCGCCGTTCCCACAAAAATCTACATGTCGGGATCAGTCAGATCATGGATTCATTATATCAATCTGAGGTCTGCAAATGGTACTCAGAAGGAGCATATGGACATTGCTAAAGAGTGTCAGTGTGTTTTCGCTGGTCAGTTCCCCATTGTTGCTGAAGCATTGGGTTGGACTGAACACAATAAATAATTTGTGAGGATATCAAGATGGCAACATACCCTGTAAAAAACAGAGTTACTGGCGAGCAAAAGCAAGTCAGTATGAGCATTCATGATTGGGATCAGTGGAAAACTGATAACCCAGATTGGGATAGAGATTGGTCTGATCCCTCTACTTGTCCAATGGCAACAGACGTTGGTGAATGGAGAGATAAATTGGTCAATAAAAACCCAGGATGGAATGAAGTCCTCCAAAAAGCCTCAAAAGCACCAGGATCTAGAGTAAAGAAAATTTAGTATGCCAAGAAAGTCTAGGAAGGAAACCCCTGATCTGAGTTCAATGACTGCAAAGCAAATGCGTCGAAAAAAACCAATCAACACAGATATGTTGGTTGATATTGAACCATTGACCGACAATCAAAAATTTCTGTTTGATTCATATGCTGACGGAAAAAACATTTATGCCTATGGGTGCGCTGGAACGGGTAAAACGTTCATCACACTCTATAATGCTCTGAGGGACGTATTGGATGAAACGACTCCATACGAGAAGATTTACATTGTAAGATCTCTGGTTGCAACTAGAGAGATTGGATTCCTGCCTGGAGATCATGAGGATAAATCTGCACTATATCAGATTCCTTATAAGAACATGGTCAAATACATGTTCCAGATGCCCAATGATGCAGACTTTGAGATGCTTTATGGAAATCTAAAGCAGCAAGAGACAATTAGTTTCTGGAGCACGTCGTTTATTCGTGGTACTACATTTGACAACTCCATTATCATTGTTGACGAATGTCAGAACCTGAATTTCCATGAACTAGATTCTATCGTTACCCGTGTTGGTGAAAATTCTAAGATCATGTTCTGTGGTGATGCAATTCAATCTGATCTTGTAAAAACCAACGAACGCAACGGCATTCATGATTTCATGAAAATTCTAAAAGTCATGACTGACGATTTCCAACTGGTTGAATTTGGTATTGATGATATTGTCCGTTCTGGACTTGTGCGTAATTACATTATTAATAAAACTCAACTTGGTTTATGATTTTCACTCATATTGATACACCTTCCTATGACCTAAATAGATTACAGGAAGGTGATGTACGTTATTACGTCACACCAGAAAATAACAAATACCCTTCGATTACTACTGTTACCTCGTTCAAGAATCGTAAGATCTTTGCTGATTGGCGAAAAAGAGTCGGAAACGAGGAAGCTAATCGTAAGACTCAAAGATCTACACGAAGGGGAACTGACACCCACCTCCTAATTGAACACTATCTGAAGAATGAGGATCTTCCTAAGGTTGGTCCTCTTCCTTCATTTTTGTTCAAACAAGCAAAACCAATTCTCAACAACATCAATAACATTCACCTTCTGGAAGGTTCTCTGTATAGTGACGAATTATGCCTTGCAGGTCAAGTTGATTGTATTGCTGAGTATAATGGAGAATTGGCAGTCATTGATTTCAAAACAGCAGAAAAAGAGAAACCCGAGAAGTGGATTGAACACTATTTTGTTCAATGCATGGCATATGGGATGATGTATTTTGAACGCACCAACATTCCTATCAAAAAAGTTGTAATTATTATGACTTGTGAGGATGGTGACGTTGTTGTTTATGAAAAATATGATAAAATTAGATACATGAAACTATTGAAGGACTACGTAGAGGAATATGTTACTTTCCATAATGGCAAATGAAAAAGATTTAGAAAATCTAATCGAAAAAAAGTTTATAACACAAGAAAAGTTCAGTAAAGATATTGAACAACTTGTGAAAGACGAAAGAGATTTCAATTACATTGATGCAGTAGTTTTCTACTGTGAAGAAAATGAAATTGAAATTGAAAAAGTCTCTAAACTAATTTCAAAACCCCTCAAAGAGAAGTTGAAGTGTGAAGCAATCAACCTCAACTTTCTGAAAAAAACATCGCGAGCTAAACTGCCACTATGAAGATGACTGGTTTTCAGTGTTTTCAAACATATCTTGCACTCAAAAACCATTTTTCATCAGGTTGTTATGATTACTTCAAATACAATGGCAAAACCAGCGTAAGAGAAGATTCTTTCAAAATGAGGAAGGATAGATACTTCTTCGAAGCTATGTCTAGGAAAAGAAACGACACTGAGATACGTGAGTTTTTTGTTTCCAATTTCATAGCATCAGATGATCCTTCCAAACTCTGGATTCGATCTATTGTGAAAGATGGTGAAGAAAATTTTATTTCGTGGAGAAAAAGAAATAGGAATTTGACCTATAACTTTTCTAATGAAGTTGATGAGATTTTTGAAGTAGGTGTTGATGAAGCATTTACTTGTAAAAAGAATTCACATCCAATCATTTTGAGGAAGTACCTTTCTGGAAAAGTCTGTATTGAAACTCTTGTCATTCTAAACAAAATTTTTAGATTCAAAAAAGACTACGATAAAGTCCTCCAAGATCCTATATGGGAATCGATCTCTACAAAGATTGAACAATATGAACCTTTTGTACAGGTGGAGATTGACAAATTCGTACAAATAGTAAAAGGAAAGGTCACATGAGTTTTTTCGACTCAGAAATAGTACAAAACGAAATCAAAGCAGTCATGGAACTGCAAAAGGAAATTTATCTAGCCTCTGCTAGATATATGATTATGAATCAAGAAGAAAGAATCGATCACATTGATTTGATGCAAAAACTTCTTGACAAACAAAGAATTCTTCATGCTAGACTCAAACTCTGTGATGACCCACAGGCTAACGAGATGCTTGCTAAAATGAGGGCAACTGCAAGTTCCCTTGGTATTGATGAGAAAGTATCTTTTGAAGAACTCTTTGATAACATGGATCGAATTATCAAAAGCATGAGAAGATCGGTGGAAGTTTCCTAATGGAAAACAATACTCCTGACGACGAATGGCGATGTGAAGTGAAGCTTGGAATCAATGAACTTCGCATAATGTATAATCACATCTGCTATTCTTACGAAACATGGCCAGGTTATCCACGGCGTCCTTTAGATGAGCAAGAATATCTGAGAATCATGAAACTCAGATTGTTTGCCATGATACAGGAGTACAACTTCACCCACCTTGACAGCGATAAATAACTGTGCTACGATGATCCAGTAGCAACCCACACAACGAATACTACGAATCCAATGTCCTTTTCAAATCTCAAGAAAAACAACAAATCCATTTTTGCTAAACTCTCTCAAGAACTTGAGAAGTCCCAGAACACACAAAGCGGAGGCGCTGATGAGCGCATCTGGAAACCTGAGATGGATGTGTCTGGTAATGGTTATGCTGTAATTCGATTTCTCCCTGCCCCTGACGGTGAAGACATCCCTTGGGCAAAACTCTGGAGTCATGCATTCCAAGGTCCTGGTGGTTGGTACATTGAGAACTCTCTCACCACCATGAATCAGAAAGATCCTGTTTCTGAGTACAATCGTGAACTCTGGAACAGTGGTAGCGATAAAGATAAAGAAACTGTTCGTAAGCAGAAGCGTAAACTGTCTTACTACGCAAACATCTATGTTGTTCAGGATCCCAAGAATCCTGAGAACGAAGGTCGGGTTTTCCTCTATAAGTTCGGTAAGAAGATCTTCGACAAGATTACTGAAGCAATGGAGCCTGCCTTTGCTGATGAGAGTCCTGTCAATCCCTTC